CAAAAAAATATTGAATGGGAAACCAATGTCAATGGTGATTACAACATGGTTGAAACTTCTAATCCTTACAGTTCAAGGGTTGACTACACTGGTATAGACGGATATAAAGGTTGGTTAATACAGTGGCAGTCTGCAAACTCAGGTGTTAGTTATGACGAAAGTTTTACATTTACTGATAATGCATGGGACGATAAGTCAGATGACGAAAGAAATCAGTGGTTTGCACATGCACACAAAGAACGTGTGACAGACGCAGTTGTTCCTAACGTTGACGGATTAAACACTCAAAAAGCAACATTACAAACAGACCTTGACGATTTAATCGCAGGTGAAGACGCTGGTGATGTTGACCAAGTTTCAGGTTAAAAATTCCCATAAATAGTAGTAATACCACCAAGAATGTGGTATAATTACTATTATGGGTGCAAAAAATCTACATTTAGAACACTTAGAAGACGAAATCATCAATCAAGGTATTGACGGAGGTCGTGGGGCTATAAACTTCTTACAGGGTCTTAGGGACATGTTGAAGGGTAATTCCAATTCAGGTGTTAATATGACTGTAAAGTGGGACGGAGCTCCTGCTATCTTTTGTGGATTACACCCCGAAACCAATCAATTCTTTGTTGCAAAGAAATCACTCTTTAACAAAGAACCCAAATATTACACTTCAGAATCAGAAATCAAAAATGCAAGTGAGTTATCAGGAACACTTCAGGAAAAGTTCTTGACTTCATTCCAGTGTTTATCTAAACTATCTTGGAATACAATACTTCAAGGTGATTTAATGTATACCAATGATAAGAAAATGCAGAAGATTGACGGGAAATCCTTTGTCACATTTCAACCTAATACAATCATGTATGCAGTTAATACAGAGTCAGACTTAGGTAAAAAGATTGCAAAATCTAAAATGGGAATAGTGTTTCACACTACTTACACTGGTGGAACTATAGAAGACTTATCTGCAAGTTTCGGTGCTAACATATCCAAACTAGGAAACAGTTCAGACGTATGGATTGACGATGCAACTTATAAAGATGTCAGTGGTAAAGGTTCAATGACTGCAAAAGAAACACTTGCACTTACACAAGAGTTATCTAAAACAGGTAAAGCTTTCCATGGAATCAAAAGAAAAGACTTGACTAAGTTCATGGAAATACAAGGTGAGATACTTAGAAAAGGTTCAGGTGCAAGTTATAAAACATATTGTAATACACTTATCAGAGGTGGTTCATACAAACCAACTTACGAAGGATATATGAAACACTTCGAAGGATATTGGGAAGAGAAAGTAGTTGGTAAAGTAAAACAAGAGAAAACAAAGGCAATCAAAAGAGAAATCGGTGAACAACTTTATAACGAACTCAGAAGTTTAAAGAAAATGATTCAGAATCTTACTTCATTTATGGGACACTTAGTCGTTGCAAAACAACTTATCATAAATGCACTAAATAGAGTAAAGAGTATCGGAACTTTCAAAAAGACTGCTAATGGTTTCGAAGTGGTCAATCCCGAAGGATACGTTGCAATCGATAAAACAGGAAGTGCAGTCAAACTCGTAGATAGAATGGAGTTTGCATACAATAACTTTACTGCACAAAAGAATTGGGATAAGTAATGAAAACGTTTAATGGATTTTTAGTAGAAGCAAAAGATAAAGGTGCAGTATTTACCTTTGGTCGTTTCAATCCACCTACTACAGGTCATGCAAAGTTAGTAGATAAACTTAAAAAAGAATCAAGAGGTGATGACGTTCTGTTGTTCACTTCACACTCCAACGACAAACAAAAGAATCCACTCAATCATAGAGATAAAATTAAATACCTTAGAAACTTCTTTGGAAAGATTGTTGCAGACGTAAACGCAAGAACAGTATTCGAGATTGCAACAGAATTACATAAAAAGAAATACACTAGAATCAAAATGGTTGTTGGGTCAGATAGAATAAGAGAGTTTGATACACTACTAAACAAATATAATGGTGTAAAAGCAAGACACGGATTCTATAAGTTTGACGAAATCAATATTGTATCTGCTGGTGAGAGAGACCCTGATGCAGATGATGTCAGTGGAATGTCTGCAAGTAAACTCAGAGGATATGCAGAAGCAGGTGACTTTGATAATTTCAAACAAGGTGTTCCAACCAAAAACAAAGGACTGATTCAGAAACTTTATAACGATATCCGTAAAGGAATGGGTATTGCAGAATCAACACTACCACACTACATGGTAGAAGATTTGATAGACGAGGGTGTTTACGACCCAGGCACCTTTAAAGCAGTTTTCCTAATGGGTGGGCCAGGTTCAGGTAAATCAACAGTTGTGAAAAAACTAGGATTAACTGCACTTGGTTTAAAAATGGTCAACACTGATAAAGCATTCGAAACAGGACTAAAGAAAGCAGGATTAGGATTAGATTTAAGAAATATGCCTGCAGATTTACGTGACCCAATTAGAAAACGTGCAAAAGATATCACCAAAAAGAATATGGATTCATATATCCAAAACAGACTTGGAATGATATTTGACACTACAAGTGCCGATTCAAACAAGATTAAGAACTACAAAAAAATGTTAGATAAAATCGGATACGAATACAAAATGATATTCGTTAGTGCAAGTCTTGATAATGCACAAAAAAGAAATGAAATGCGTGCAAGAAAATTACCACCTGAAATAGTTAAAAAGGATTGGGAAGCTTCTAGAAAAAATGCAGATTTATTTAAATCTATGTTTAAAAAGGATTTTGTCGAAGTGACAAATGACGATGACATTGGAACACTAGAGAAGAAAGCAAACAAACTCTATGCGAAATTATTGGGTTGGTCTACTTCATTCCCTAAAAACAAACTTGCACTTGCATGGAAACAAGCAGAGTTAGACGCAAAAAGGTCATAAATAGTATTATGATATCAAATCACTTAGACGAATTAGAATTAATAAGAGAAAAGTTGAGAAAAACTCAACAGGATAAAGATATCGAGGGCAAGAAAGGAACTCAACCTAAGAAGTATTATGCAAAAGACGCAGACGGGGACGAAATGTCTAAGTCTACAAAAGATAAACGTGCAGCTCACTTTGCTAAAAACGCAAAGAAAGATGACGATAATGATAATGCATATGAACCTGCTCCAGGCGATAAGTCTGCAGAAACTAAACCTTCACAACACACTAAGAAGTATAAGAAAATGTTCGGAGAGAATGCAGACACTTCACTAAAGAAAAAAGCAGAGAAGACTGGAATGCCTTTTGGTGTTCTAAAACAAGTCTATAATCGTGGAGTTGCAGCTTGGAAATCAGGTCACAGGCCTGGAACTACACCTGAACAATGGGGACATGCACGCGTCAATTCCTTTGTGACTAAATCAAAAGGAACATGGGGTGGTGCAGACCAAGACCTTGCAAAAAAAGTTAGAGGTGAAGAATACTCACCAGTTGTAGAAGAGTCAATTGATATCAAAAAACAATTAAAGAAAGTTAAAGGTCTTACAAAGAAACAAGCACAAATGTTAGCAACATTACCTTCACCAGTAGTGACTCAATTAGTTCAACAATTATCAAATTTAGTTATGGGTGAAGAAATCAAAGAAGGTAAATACGTTGCACCAAGACTTGAAGTGTTAAAAACTGTTCTAAAAATGATTGAAAAGAAAGTCACCAAAGAAATAGAAAAGAATCAAGAACGTGGAATTGCAATTATAAATCAATTAGGTTCATACGTAAATGCAAAAGTCACTGATAAGAAACAAAAGGATAATAAACTATTCCTTAAGTTTGGTGATAATTTAGAAGGAAATGACTTATCAGAAAATGCAGCCGAAGACGCTGCAATTCTAAAAGCAAAACAAGTTGAAGAACTTGAAAGAATGAAACAAAGACATGTTGAAGAGTTAGAGGCACTTCAAGATAGACACGAGAGAGAAACAGAGAAAGTCAACAAACAGAAAGAAAAAGAAACTCTCGACAAACAAATCAAATCAAAACGTGATGCAGAAAGAAAAGCTGCAGAGAAACAACAACAATCTGAAGAAAGAGATTACAAAAAAGAGTATGCAAATTACCACTCTAAACCCGAACAAATCAAAAGACGTGCAAAAAGAAATGAAGCACGTAGAAGTCTTAAAGATAGAAAAGATATAAAAGGAAAGGACGTTCACCATAAAGATAACAATCCTATGAATAATGATAAGTCTAATCTTTCAGTTGTATCACAAAACTACAACAGAAAGGAACCAAGACTGAGAAAATTGAAAGAGAAAGGACTACTTCCAAATGGCAGGAAATAAACACGACAACGGAGTTCACGAACAGGGAACAGACGAAACTAGAAAGGCATATCAAGAAGACACGCCTGGTCAAAAAGTAGAGAAATACGTCAAAGAGAATCAAAAAGCATATCACAATTCAAAGAAAACATTCTCTCAAATTGCAATAAACGAAACACTCGATACACTTCAACAGGAAAAAATTAACATACTTGACAATCCATTTCGTTTGGGTTCAATGATGTATTTTGAGACAATTAATGAAGTCCGTAGATTAGTTGCAGAAGACAGATATAAACTCACTGAAGTAGATAAGAACATTTTAGATACAGATATAGGGGAATTCGAAGTATTTGAAGGGGAGTTAGTCCCACTTGATTGTCCACAATATGAATTAATCGAAGAAGAAGAACCCGAACTTAACAAACCAAAAGCAGGTGGCCCTAAGAAATACTATGTATATGTTAGAGACCCACAAACTAAGAAGATTAAAAAAGTCACATGGGGAGACACTACAGGTCTCAAAGTGAAACTTGGAAACGAGAAAGCAAGAAAATCCTTTGCAGCTAGACATAAATGTTCACAACAAAAAGATAAGACTACTGCTTCATACTGGGCATGTAGATTACCTTATTATGCAAAACAATTAGGTCTTAGTGACGGAGGAAACTTTTACTGGTAAGGAGTATATAATGTTAGTAAGTGAATACTGGGATAATGACAGAAGAGCAGTTATCCGAAAAGAAAAAGAAGGATTCGAAGTTGACCTTTTCAAAAACAACTACAAAGAAACAAGAAAAGTCCACAATCATTCTGAATCATATGCAGAAGACGTTGCTGAGAACTTCGTGCAAGGGTTATTTGACATAGAAGAGGAAGGAAGTTTCTATGGATATAAACAAAAAACTGATAACTACGACCCCGAAGTTGATGACTAAACCATATATTGATACGGAACATACCCAACACGGGACGGGTGTTAAATACGTCATTAGAACGTTTCTAAGGGACGTAGACGAACAAGAATTAGTATGGCATAGGGACGATAGTAATAGAACTGTTCATGTTTTAAGGGGTTCGGGTTGGAAATTACAGAAAGATGACGAACTTCCTTTAGATTTAGAAACAGGAAAAGATTATTACATACTCAGAGATGAATATCATAGATTATTAAAAGGTGAAGAGGATTTAGTCCTCAGAATAGAAAATGTCACAAAATCTATGTCTTGATTGTGCAATGTGTTGTAATGGGGTCATGTTTAAAGGAATTGACCTACAACAAAAAGAAGTAAGATATTTCTCTAGGCCAATAAAACATGAGTTTGAAATAATTCCTACTCATACAATTTACAAGACTAAAAATGTTATTGGATACCCGTTTGAAGCTGGTTGTGAACACTTAAAAAGGGATAATAAGTGTAAGATTTATGAGAATAGACCCCATACATGTAGAACATTTAAATGTGAAATGTTAGTGAGATATGAGAACGAAGAAATCTCATATGACGTTGCACTAAATAAAATTAAAGAAATAAAGGATTTAAAAGTTGATACAATCAATCCTCAGTCCTACTTACGTAAAATTAAATCAATAATGAAGGCGTGACCTTTTAAAAATTATAAAT